GAGCCGTGAGCGATACGCGCGCCAGGCTCGTCCCGTCCGTTGCAAGATAGACCGTCGTGCTGATTAGCGTCGGGGCGTTCGGCGTAGCCGGCGCCGTTGGATCGATCGGCCCAGCCGTGATGACCGACGGCGTAGCCTGGACGTAGCTCGTGAAGCCGCTGACGTTCTCGACGGAGTCGTATGCGGTCAGCCAATAGTAATAGGTCGTGCCGATGTTGACGTCCGTATCGACGAATCGCGACGCGCGCACTTCGGCGATCTTGTCCGTGTTCGCGTTGGCCGGCGTGACTGCCGAAGTTTTTCGGTAGATGCCGTATTCCGAAAAGTCAGGCTCGGTGTTGTCGTTCCAGTCCAGCGAGACCGCCTTGCCGGTTCCGATGGCTGCGCTGAGCCCGGTCGGAATAGCCGGCGCCGTCGTGTCTTGCGCGACGGTGATCGATCCAGCGAGGTAGGTCGTGGTGATACCAAAGTAGCTCTCGCCGTAGATCCGCACATTGTAGTTCGTGCCGATCTTAACGTCCGACGAAATAAAATCCTCGGTCTGAGCGCCCTCGACCGTGTTCCAAGTTAGATAGGTCGTGCTGGTGCTAGGCTTGTATTCGATGACGACCGAGCCGCCCGACTGAATGAATTCCACTGCCGGTGGCGTCCAGCCCACGCGGATCCGCGGCAGGATCGTGCCGTCGGCCTGCACGAGTTGGGTCGTGCCGTCTGCGGTCAGCGAAAGATTAGTCGGCGCCGCCAGGGTGAATGGATCCGGCAGCGTCGTGTTGGGCGAGTCCTCGACGAAGATTTCCTCGTTCACGTCCCAGCTGTAAATCTCCGAGTCCGTCTCCCGAAGCGTCATGTCGATAGTCGCCTGGGGCGGATTTCCATCGCTCGCAAAGTTCCACTCCATCACCTCGAAGACCTTGGAAGACCAGCCGAGTTTTTCGTTGGTGATCATGACCGTGTCCCCGGCGCGGACCTGCATCGCCTCGAGTCGGAAGCGCGCGGAGAACGTGATTTCCTCCCGGGCGCGGCGTAACTCGAGCACCGCGAGGCGTTGCGCGCAACTCGGCGAGGTCGTGAACGGTAGCACCACGTCGCGGAAAAAGACGTTTCCGTTGTCCTGGCTAACGTAGGTCGTCGAGCTGATGGTCGGGAAGTCCGTGACCTGCCAGTTGTTCTACTCCGAAACGTAAACGCCTTTGACCGAGTTGACCCGGTCTCGGGCGCTCGTCTTGGTCTGCACGTTAATCGGTCCCACGAAATGCTTCTCGGTCAGCGTCACCGTTGGGATCCGGTAGGCCGACGCATACGGCACGATCCTGCCGCCCGTGTAAGCGATCAGGCCGCCCATTGCGCTGAGTAGCTTGCCGATGTTCTCGTCGGGCGATGCGCTCGTCACGATCACGCCGTTGGCCTCGTAGCGGTTTTCATTGACCACCGGCGAGAGCGGCAGGATCTGCACTTGTTCCTCGCAGATCGTCGCAGCAACACCGAACGCGGTGTCGTCCACCTCGGCCGAGGTCATGCCCATGCCTAGGGTCGTGTCGGTCAGGTAATCGCGCAGGCAGAGCGCAGCGTTGGCGGAGTAGGCAGTTGTGCTCGTGCGAGGATCGAAGACTTTTTTGCCTCGAATCACTGCGCTGATATTTGGGATCCCGGAAGGAAATTTCTCGGCGTCCCAAGTCAGGCGCACGTAGAGGTAAGCGATGCCGCGCAGACGATGATCAGAAGTCCACTTGCCGTCTGTGAGGCTCGCCGTGTCGTTGATTAGATCGGTGTCCGCCGTCTGATAGGATTCGCCCAAATGCTTATTCACGCGCGCAACGCCATTATAAAAACCTTGTGGTACGTTGCTCACTAGTGGCACTAGTTCGTCGTTAAAATAAATCTCATCGATGGCCTCGATCTCGTGGCCGGCGAGCGTGACGACGATGTGCAAAAATTGATTTTTGTCGCCGGTCGTGCTAAGGTAAACAATGGTCCCACTGACTCGGCATCTTCCGTAAACAATGGTGCGAGCCGAGATTGGCGAGCGAACCATCTGCGAACGGTCCGTCATCGATGAGTCAGAAAAGCTCGGCATCTTAGGCGCGAGCAATTTCGAGGCGGCCATTGAACCACCGACAACAGCAATAAAAGCAACGGTGTAACCTATTGCGGTGGCAACGGCTGCCGATGTTGTGAGGCCGATAGCAAGAGCCTGCCCTGCAACGTAGATTGCGATTGCTTCCATGTTATATTTTCCAAGCTGTCTCGACGTTTGTAATTGGACCAAAAACCAAACCGGTCTTTGCCGCGAAAGCTGTGGTCACACCGAGACAAATGCCAAGCGTGACCCCGCGGCCGGCTTCCTGGGCAATGATATCGCCGCGGCCGGCCAACTGTGGTGCCACGCGTTGCAGACCGAGCGCATCGACCAGAGCCTCGAGTCCGCCCGCCTGGTCCAGGAATCGCACCGCTCCGATGGCTGACGTGTAGCGACCGCGCCAGGTCTTAGCATAGTCCTCGCCCGTGCAGATCTCGACCCAATCGGCTGCCAAAATACAGCAGTCATTCGAGCCCCAGGCGAAGGGTTGATCGCGCCGGGCTTCGATAAATTGCGCCAGGAGATTCGGCCAGTTGTCACGTCGTGCGGGCATCACATGTAAGAGGTGACTTCGGTCTCGCCGCCGCCTTCGTTGACCGGCGAAGCGAGCTTTGCGTTGCCCCAGTAAATTTGCTTTTCTTGGATCGCGGTCACGAATTCCAAGCCAAGATCAGGAGGGCTCACCGGATAAAGGTTCTGTTGCTCTTCGTGAGTGTACCGGACTTCACGCGGCCGGCGAAAGTCCACGAGCTTATTCTCCGCGGTCATGATGATCGTCGCGTTCTGCCCGTCGTCGTTAATCGACATCACATCCATCCGGCCGGCGAAGATCGTGACCGGGGATGAGACCAGCGCGCCGGTTGCATCGAGCGCGCCGAACAGCACCGAGCAGGCTTTGCCCTGGTAGTTCTCACTCAGCGCAACTGCGACAAGAGCGGTCGGAACGCCCGAGAGTTGAAAGTTAATCCCGCGCGCCGCCAGATCCGTGGTTTCTTCGACCGGCGAAATTGTCCCCAGGGATCCGCTTCCGAGGTAGGTCACGCTGCCGACCGTGATCGTACCGTAGCCGCTCCAAAGCCTGACCGGCGTCGAGAACGAAAACGAAGCAAGCAAGATCGGCGAGAGCTGCGACGCGCTGACCTCTGTAACCATGTTGGCCGAGAGTGACCGGCCGGCGGTGGTGATGCTCATGTCTCAACGTCCTCGATGATGGCAAAGCCGACGCCGTAGATGCTCGCCTCACCGATTGACCACTCGGTGCTCGGCGACGCCAAGCGAAAGACGCCCTTGGCGTTGGTGTAGGTGATTGATGTGCCGCCGGCGTAGCTTTTGCGCAGCGCCGGGAAAACGTCCACGCTCGACGACGAGTTGGATTGGACGACCTTGTAAAGTGAGGTCGAGATTTGCAGCCAGTCGCCGACGGCGAATTGCCCGCTCGCGCCACTGATGCCTAGCGTAGTTCCGTTTGCCGTGGCGCTGGAAACGGTCAGCGTGCCGGTGACGCCGCCTCGGTTGAGCGGGTTCGCGTAGTCCTGGAAATAAAAAGTACCGCGCTGCGCCTTGAGTAAGAATGAGACGATATCTTCAGCGTCCGCTCGCTTCATGGGCGGGCAATCGACCGAGCCGAGCCAGGCTTGACCTGGCCAGTTGTATTGCTGGCTCTGTAGCGTAAACGGCGACGTGTTGCGCGAGGTCGCCGAGACGCCCGTGAACGAAAGTTGCGAGAGGTTAAACGGACTCGGCGGCGTGAGTGGATATGAAATAGCCATGAGGATCAGGCGAAGGCTGCGCGATATCCGCCGCCGCGGCGAACCATATCGGGGATCTCGGCCTTGAGCCGGCGCCGTTCTTGTTCTAAGAGCGGAGCAAGTTCGGCGCGCGAGACGCCGGCCGCGATGTTGTAGTTGACCGTGACGCTAGAGCCGGAGGATCCGCCTCCGCTCATCTTGTTATTTGGCACGATGGTTCCGCTGGCGTGGGGCACGAAGAGTTCTGGGCCTTGTTCGCCGACGACATAGGAAGATCCAGCGCTGACCGGTCCACCGGAAGCCATAAAACCAGCAAAGCCTTTGCCCTGGAGCATGCCAGTAACACCTGCCGCAAGTCGCTGCGTGACCATTTGCTGAAACACAAGGCGAACTAAATCACGGCCAAGCGAGCGCACGACCTCGCCGAGTTTTTCGCCGCTCAGGATCGCGTCCTCGAAGCCTTGGGCAATCATGCCGCCGGCGTTCAAAAAGATCGCATCGTTTTCCGCCAGGATCTTGTTCAGCTGAAGGTTTGTGACCGTCTGCTCTTTCATGAGCTTTAGTTTTCTTTCCTCGATCACTCCAACTGCTTCGCCGTTTGCACGGGC